GTCTATCTCTAAACCATCAGGTATTTCTCCTTTAAAGTTTTGATAAACTAATCTGTGAACGTATTGTAATCTACCTAACTTACCACTATCATCATATAGACGAACTTGTACATAGCCCTTTTTACTTTGTGATGCTTTCTGTGGTTTTAACTTTCTTTTCTTTGCCCACTTGAGTGAGTAAACATCTCCTTTTTCTGTAATAGAATATTTTTCATATCCCTCAATTAATTTTGTCATTTTAGTTTTCTTTTAGTTCATTTAAATAATTTACCACCTCTTTACGAATATACGTTTTAAGAGGGTTTAATTTAATTTTGGATACTATATACTTTAATATTCTATAAACTCCATACCCAAGAGTTAAAGCCCCAATAGAGGGAAGTATTCCATTAATAAGTTCCATAATCGTTTCTGTTAAAGGTTATTCTTATATTTTTTTTAATTGTATCTATATCTTTAGCAATGTGTATCCTATTGATGTTATAGAACTTACTCATTTCTCTCTGTGATACATTATCTACTAAATGTTTCTCTGCAATGGTTCTATTATAGACTGGTAGATTGCCAATATATATTTTTACATCTTTTACCAATTTCTCTGTATCCTCATGTATCTCTTGTACATCTTCTACTTCTTCTACCAACTCTTCGTTGATTTCAGTTGTTTTAAGAGAGGATTTCTTGTACTGAGTATAGAATGGTGAGGTAGATGAATTAAATTGAATGTGTGCCATCCTAATAAGGTAGTGTTGTACTTTACCATCTTGTAGAACTTGGTTAGTATAATCATTACCCTTCTCTAAGAAGTTTAAGATACAATCTTGTAATAAATCTTGTGTATCTTGATGATTTCTTGTTATTGCCTTAAACTTATTTAAGATTTCAGTATAGTGTAGATTTATATACTCTGTTATCATTTTTACCTTTCATTTAAGTATAAGTATAACAAAGTTTAATATAACGTAAAAAACCCCCATATTTTTTTATGAGGGTTGATTTTATTGTATGAAATTTATACTACTTGTGTCCAACTTCCATTATAGAAGAATAGGTTAGAACCTGATACTGCTAAATCACCAATTGCTCCTGCAGGTAGTGGGTCTTGTGCTCCAAGGTTCATTACTGAACTAATACTAACTTTTGTATCGTTATTCGGTTCTAATGTATCTACCAATAATAAAGGAGAAGCCATCTCACTTGTAGCCTCTACAACAGGTGCTATCATAGTTCCACTAACTTCTACTAATGAACCAGTCAATACCAAACTATCTACATCGTTTCCAATATAAATTTTATTATCATATAGATTACTTGGTTTAATTGAAGCAAGTGGTAGAGTTTCGGTTGAAGAGCCAGTTGCGTAGAATACACCAGCACCTGCTTTACTTAAAACCGCAGGTTGTATTCCTAATCCACTCCAAGCTCTTGAATTACCAGTCAATACCATTCCACCAGCTGGACTTGTATTTGTGTTTGTTGTTATACGAGATAAAGGGCCTGATTGTGTATATTTAGTTCTCTCTTCACCATTACTGAAAAACGTTAACAATTGTGGATAAAGATATGAATAATTATTTGCATCAAAATTAACTTCTACTCTAGCATCTCCATCACCTGCAGTTGATAATTTTAATCTACCAATTAAATCTATTTCACTATCACTATTTCCTTCGATAGTATCTACTAATAAAGTTGGTGTTGATATCTCTTGTGCATCTATTACATTTGCTACAATAGCCGTATTCGGTGCCATTTCCAAGTTACCACTTACAATGGTATTACCATTTAATGTCAATGCAGCTGCGTTGTTAGGTTCTATACTATCTACCAACATAGCGTTAGCAGCAACCTCGTTAGTTTCTACTATTCCATTAGGGTTGTTTATTACTTGACCGGTTCCTGCAAAGGTTAAGTTACCACTTGCAATTGCTATATCAGTTCCATTATTAGGTTCTAATTCATCAACTAATAATAAAGGAACACCAATTTCTTGTGCATCTATTACATTTGCTACAATAGCAGTGTTAGGTGCCATCTCTAAATTACCACTAATGATTTGATTACCTACAAAGGTATTTGAACCAGTAGTTGCGTATGAACCAGTAGCATTTATTAGTGAATTAACTTTACTATCATTTGATGAAGTATATGCATTAAAGGTAGTGTCTTGAACAAATGAACCAGTTAAATCTGCTGAAGGAACATTCTCCCATAGTTCTAATCCTGCATTGTATTTGAGGACATCACCACTTTGAGGGGTAGTTATCGTTACATCGTATAATTCTGTTAATGCTGTTCCAACTTCAATCTTAACATAAATTGAACCATTCGGTGCTGCGTTAATTACAAATCCAATCTTTACTAATTGTGATGGTGCAGTTGGTTTAATGTTTGTTAATCCACCAGGTGTTGTATCTGAAAGGTATAATGGGTCTCCATCTTGCCAATCTTCAAGACCAGGTCCTCTTGTATCTATTTCTCTTACTAATCCGTTAGTAGTTACGAATCCTTCTTGGTTGATATTGATTGTCTCTGTTACAACTCCTAATGTTGTTTGAGCATCTATTCCATCTGCTGATGCTAACTCAACTGATAATCTTTGACCTTGTGCACCTTGTATCTGAACTACTTGGTAGTTTGCTTCTAATAAATTAACACCTGATTTGTTTACTACTCTTGTTACTAATTCTTGTCCTACTTGTAGTGTTACATTACCACCTTTCAAACCGATATCTAATGTTCCATCTGAATCATTCCAGGTAAGTCTTTGTGCGGCAGATACACCACCGATTTCCATATCTATGGATTGAACTTGAGTTGCGTTTCCTTCTAATCTTGATGCAGTTAATGCGTTGTTAGCAACACCAGTAGCTAAAGATAAATCTATCTGAGAACTACCACTTACCAATCCACTTGGTAGTTGTTCTGATGAAGAAATAATACCACTTGGTATATTAGAAATAAGAGGATAATCTATTTGAGAACTTCCACTTACTACTGTTGGTTTGTTTTGTATCTCATCCCATGTTGGGTCATCTACATTCTCTGCGTATGAAGCAGTTATAGAATATGATGCAGTTACGATTAAATCATCTACTACATTACCAATACCATTAACCAAAGTTCCATCATCAGTATTTTTCTGTAATAGTTGTTCAAATGAACTACTTATCGTTTGAGTTGTTAAATTATAATTTGCCATTAGTTCCTATCTTATTATTGTGGTAAATAATCATATCTTGAATTAGTAACTTTTAATCCCATTTCTTTTGCAATGCCTGGAACTTCATTTCTAAATACTATTGGTGATTTGAATTGAGTAGATGTATCAGGGTAGATATCATCATTTGTATTCTGATTATATTCTGGAAATAATACATTATTAAAACATAAGTAATCAACTACTCTTTCCGAAAAGTATTCTGCTTTGTTCTTAACCGATTGTCTTTTCTTATCGTATAGTGCTATATCTGCTGCTGCGTTGTTCTCTCCACCTTGTGGTACAACTAAACCAGCGTTTCTTGGTCTTAGATATATTGCTTCTAAACTTTCGTAGTATGACCAATACAATAATGAATCTTGGATGTAATCATCTACAAGAGTTTTATAGTTACCACTTAGGGTATCATTATCTACATCATCAATAATTCTATCATATAATTTACTACCAAGTAAACGAGTGATATGAACTATCTGTGCTTCACGTATTGTTGATGATAATAAATCAGGATCCAATGCGTTGTTGATATCTGTAAATCTTTTTAGTTTTGCTTCTGATATGAGTAATGTGTTCTGCATTATACTATCCCTTTGTTTTCGTTAATGTTTAAATCAGGTGTGATTTCCTTTTTCTTTATATCTCTTTCTAATTGGTTATCATCACCTGCATCGGAATCAATAGAAGTTACTACATCAGTTTCTGAACCATCTTCAAACATTCTTGTAGTTTCTACTCCTAATGGTTTATCGTATCCATTACAATAGAATATTTCTTCAAATACAGAAATGATATCTGATTGTTTTGGTTTAATTACATTCTCTTGGAATAGTGCCATTGCTTCTAACATTTCTGTTCTTCCTCCCAATTGTCCTTCGGTTTTAATACCTACTAACATTGGTGATGTAATTCTGTGTGATGTTAAAATCTTTTGTGATACCATATCATTTACAGTAGTATAGTATCCATCTGCTCCATTCTGTGGGATTGGAGTAATGATTGGTGCTTCATCTTTATTTGCAACATCCATATAAATTAATGAACCTGCGTTGTTAGAACCACCATAAGATTGTCTTAATTGTCTTTCAATTGCTTCTCTTTCTTCATTATCTGCATCTGTAAATGTAGTAATAGAAAGTGATGGTGCAAGACCATTCTGTATGTTATTCTTGTGGAAGTTATCTATCTCAGCATCTAATGCGATGATGTTCATACCTGCAGTGTAATCAGGTAATGGATAGTATTTCATTCCAGGTCTGTAAGGGTTAAAGTAATAAATCTGTGAAGGAGAACTTCTATCTACCTTGTTAAATCTTGGTATAAAGGTTACTTCTTCATCTTTTACTCTTAATCTACCTTTGTTTTGAAATTCACTTGATATAAAATATCCAGGTACAATTCCTCTCTCATTCATTCTATGAGAACGAACATATGAAAAATCAATGTGATAAACATCTGTGATTTTAGTTCTATCGTTAGACCAGATGATTTCCATTGCAAATCCACCGAAAAGGGTTCTATCCAATGCTACCTTCTTAAAGATATCATTCCAAGATTCACCATCTCTGTTTGCAATATCTAATACTTGTTCATCTTCAGTAGTTAAACCACCACCAACAATACCATCTTTGATTGCATTGATTGCAGTTCCGTGAATAGATGATTTGTTATACAACTCAATTACATAAGTTGGAAAATCATTCCTTGTTCCGTAGTAAACAATCTTACCTTTATCATCCTCAAAGGTCATTGCATCTGCATAAAAGTCATTCCCATACTTAGGAATAATCATCATTTTATGTTTGTTTAATTTTTTTTCCATTTGTTATCCTGTATATACTATATAAGTTGCGTTTTCATTAGGTGATATATATGTTGTTTGTTCTGGTCCTACTGAACTTGATAAGTTTTCATTGTAGATATATTTGTAATCTTCTATTGAAGATGAATATGTTATTTGTTTTGGGTTTACTGCTCCTGATATAAAAATCCTATCTTGATATTTTAAAATAGAATTTTCTGTTACACCATTATAATCTACTGCAATTGAACCAGTAGAAGGTGCTGACCATAAACGAGTTTCAGTTTCCCAAGTATTGGTGTTGTTTATCCAAATAAAATTATTAACTTCTGCAATAGGTCCATACCATATTTCTAATTGGTAGGTAGTTCCTGCTTCACCTTTTATCTTATTTGAAGTGTAAATACTTTCAGAAGTTATATTTGTTTTTAAGGTTGACCAAATTGGATTTGATTCATCATAATCCGTTGTATAAGTTATACCGGCAGAACCAGTATTATTTTCTATGGTAGGGTAAGTAATAATATTATAAACACTTCCACTATCATAAGAACTTGTTACGAGGGGTGTATCAACTTCTTTTTGGAAGGCTATAGTATTGAGTTGGTTTTCCTTTAAAGTAATCATATATCTCCTTAAAATAAGTTTAGGGGGATGTTACTCCCCCCTTACTTATTATACAATTATTGTGAAATTGTAATCCCTGTTAATACATCATCAAGAGATGCTCCTGCAATTGGAATTGCTGGGTTTGGCTCTTGTGCCGTAAATGTTAGGGTATAACCATTGGCATCACCAATAGCTGTTCCAGTCTGACCTTGTCCTCCATTAAGTTGAGCACCATATACTTCACCTACGTAAAAGAATTTATCTCCATCAACACCAGCGTTATTAGTTTCTACAACTAATTTTAAATCTGGGTTCTGAGCTAATACTTTCATTTGGTTACGTAATGCTGACTGCATCTTTAAGAAAACAGCATTTACTGTTGATTCGTAGAATACTGTTCCGTTTTCAGTTGAACCATTAATGGTTTCTGTGAAATCAGATGTTCCTCTTGTTAAATCAAACTGATAAAATACACCATCACCAGATATATCTGTAATCTCACCAGAGACTTCAGTTATAGTAGTTACGGAGCCAGAGAGGATATACAATGCTTTGATTCCACCTGCGTTATCTCTACATCCTAGAGAAAATCCTGCTGTAATATCACATGCCATAATTTTTATCCTTTCTTTAAATTTATATCAGTTATTATAATCCAGCCTCAGGATCGTTAGTTACCCAAAATTCAGGGTATGCAACTTGAACACCAAGTTTAGTTACGATTCTGTGTTTCAATTGGTCAGCGTTGATATCATACCACATTTGGAAGTTATCTAAATCAGATACTAAGTCAGTACCTACTACGATTTGTCTTGCTGGACCAGTTACGATTAAATCTGAACCTTGTAAACCAACTGTACCTACGATAGTTAAG